CTTTCATGTTTTCCACATTTATTTTCGGAAACTGTGCAAGTTTTCTGCGCTCTGAGACAGAAACCGTATCATCACTTTTCGCAATATTTCCTGTTAAGAATCCAAACAGGATCAGTGCCGTCACTCCAACAGTGATCCTGTCTTTTCGCTTTATTCCCATAATTGTCCTCAAAATCTGAAATATAAAAACGGAACATTGCAGACGCTGGGCTTGCTGGCAGTCTTTCCAAGTCCTTGAATAATTCTGCCAAGCTGTCCAAGTATTCACCGTCTGCATAACGTGGCACGTTCTTTTTTGCCGTTTCATTGATAATGACACGCTGTTGAACAATGATATTTGCAACCCATGATATGAAAAGCCTTTCCGGTGACGCTGGGTACACTTTGTACCGTTCACGCCCCGGCACCTGCTGTACAAAGTTTTCATATAGTGCAATCAAGTTGCTTTCTATTGTTTCCGCGTCGGTTTCCACAAAGTCAATGTCTGGGTATTTTCTGTCACTCATTGTCTGTTTCCACCTCCTCCAAATAAATAATAGGTATTGTACGCCCTGTGGCTGCGTCATGTTCAAATGTAATGTCTGCAACCTGCGCCCGTGGTTCAAATTCTTCTATCTGGTCGTACAGATAGCCCACCAGTATATTTTCAACTACTGGCTGCGGTCTTCCGTATAGGCTGCCGGGCAAACCAAAATCACGGAACATAGGGCAGGAACCCTGCACCGTGTCCAGAATAACCGCAATATTTTGTATGACTGCTTGATGGTCATTTGCTGGTGCAAGGTCAATTTCTGTCAATAGTGACCCGTCGCCCCTTATCACGTCCATGTTTCATCACCTCTTTGGATATTCTTTTAGTGTCACGTCTGCTGTCGCAGCCCAGCAGTTGCCTTTGTTGTCATAGCGTTTCAATGTGCTGCTAACGCCTGTTATTACCCACTTATAAGAACCGTATTTCTTGCCGCCTAAAACCAGTGTTGAAACATTGCCCTTGTTGCACATTTTGTTCAATTTCTTAATTTCATTCAGTGGGTTTGTTCCATGAAATACACTGAACGCCATTTTGAAACTGATTGTTCCGGGTTCCGGTCCTAAAAACTCCAATACATCACGCTTAATGTGCCTGTCGTGCGTCGCATACTTTGCAGACACTTTCCAGCTTAATTCATCAAAGGTGCGCACGGTGTTTTCTGAAACTGAAAAAACCAGACTTCCCAGACTTCCTATTTTTGCCATGCTCTACACCTCCGCTGCTGCCTTTGCCAGTCTTTGTTGTATTGCTTCAAAATCCAGCCGTAAGTCCCGCATGTTCCAGTATGTACCACAACCCGTGCATTGTTCGTCCGTGTATGTGTACGGGCAGGCAGTGCAAATGTCTGTTTCCTCCTGTAATGTCTTTGCAACTGTTGCCAGTTGAAAAGCTATGCCCCAGAATTTCTTCAAGTCAATTTCTGAAATATCCACCGGGACTTCTGCCGCCTTTTCAATCTCTGCGTCTGTGACTTTGTATTTCTCTTTCAACGTGGTATACATCACCTGCGCTGTCTGCTGCTCCCCGCCTATGCCACGTTCTGCCAGTGCTTTTATTTTCACCAGCTTTGCAATGATTTTCTGTCTATCTTCCATCAGTCTTCTTCCTCCGGTTCTCCTATCAACGCCCGTGGCGGCTGTTTGCCGTCCATGAAGCCCGCAAAGAAAGCGGCTTTTTTCAACATTCTTTTTTCTTCGTCTGTTCTTTCTCGCTCTTCTCCCTTATGTTCTTGATAGCAGCGGGCGTTTTCGTTCGGGAATAGGTTGTTTTTGAACTTAAAGCCCGCCATAAACGCTTCCATTTCCCGTTTTAATTCCTCTTTGTAGAAATTGAAATACAGTGTGATTTCTGCTGCTTCAACCTCTGTGCAGTCGCAGCCACGTTTCTTTCTACGGCTATAACTTCCGGTGTATCTGCGATAGCTGGCGCTTCCTGTTACCATGTAGAAAATCTGTGTCAGCAGGTCTTCTTCTAAATCGTTCTTGTAACTGAACCAATGCACTGTCACTTCGTCCAGTGTTATTTCTTCGTCTTCAATTTCGTATCTGGCTTTTAATTCCTCATACATACGCATTGCGGTTTCTTTCTCGCCGCCTACGCCACGTTCTGCAAGGGCTTTTATCTTTGCCAGTTTTTCTTTGATTTTGTCATGTTGTATCTGGTCCATATTCTCACCTCATATACTGCCACGACTGCGGCGCTCTTTTAATTCCCAGTTCTTCCAGCGTCACTGCCTGTGGGTACTCTTTCACGTCTGCGACTTCCCCGCCGTAAACCTTGTTA